TGCCGGTGTCATTGTTGCCGACAACAGTTACGTTATCCGCTGCTGTCGTGCTTGCAGCAAAGCCTACATGGAAACCTGAGTCTTGCGATTCCCATGTGTTTAAAGCCGATACAGATTGCACCCCAGCAAACATCACAACCTGATCCGTTGCGCCGGAAGTGAATCCGGTTACGGTGTAATCAACATTACCCGTAGCAGCAGGTTCCGTTATGTCACCAATCGTGGCAACTGTAATATCAGTTCCGCCCCAAGCCTCCCAAAAAACCTGAGCAGTGATGCTTGATGCGTCGTCAATAGTTAATACAAATCCATCGCTATTAAACGCAGTGATGTCAAGTTTTCCGATTACCGCCGTAGAATCTACGATTGCCATGCAGCAGTCGTCAAAAGCCGCACTACCGCAAGCCATAGATCCACTTGCGTTAAGAGAGAACGCGGCCACGCACCTGCGCGAACTTGTGCTCACGGCGAAGCCAACGCACCTAGCGCCACTTCGCGCTACTACGTTATTTGATCCTGCGTTGTTGCCTAACGTGTAAAAACGAATTGCTTTTGGTTGAAATGAAAGCCCAGATACGGTGTAGGTCGAGCTAAGGCCGTCGGCGCTTGACCATGTAAAAGAGCCAGCGGCGAATTCTAAAGCCATGACTTAGATGCGCTCCAAGTCCATCGTGCCGCGCACATTCACCGCAGCGGGCGCGGTGCAGCGCAACACGAAACCTTCGGACACGGCGCAGTCTGGCTCCAGCCCTAGCGGGTACTGAAAAGCAAGTAGCCCTTTATCCGCTGCAAGTAGCAGTTCCTTTATCACGGTCAGCACCGTAGGTTCCGCAGTCCACGCGCGCCCGCCGGTAAACCCAGCGGCAATCACGCGCCCATAAGTTTGCACGGGCGCGGCCTGTGCGGATGCTTCAGGTGAACCGAATCCCGGTGGATTAGTTGCCCATGTGCAATAGCACAGCTCGACCAACACCGGCACCGCTGAAGAGGTCACGCCGTCAAACGCGACGCTAAACCCTTTCACCTGTAGACCACTGTTGGCGTGCGCCTTTGCACCGAGAATCGACCGCGCCACGTTCGCCGTAAGCGCGGTCGCGGCAGCAGTGACAATTGAATACCCACATTGAGCCATTGCGCACCCCTTTACGAGTTGCCAGCGGTGAGTTGGAAGGTGTTGACGGTGATGGTTTGTCCCGCCGCAATGCTGATGTTGTCCAGTGTCATTGCGCCGCCGCCGCCCGTTGCCGTGATGTCGCCCTGAATCTGACAATCACTGGGGGAACCAAGGTTGATACGAAAATAGCCTGCATTACTGGTAGCGATATTGGATAATGCCGTGCCTGACCATGCGCCGTTTTTCGCTTTCACACCCGCAGCCGCAGCACTCAGCCAGTCGGACGGCAACACGATAGACGCGAGCAGGTTGCCGGTGGCCACCGCTGCGCAGTTAGCGGGTAGCGCGCCGGTGCGAATTTCCAATGTAGGTGCTACACCAATCTGCGTTTCGATAGCATCGAGCCGCGCGTTATTTACCGGGACTGAGTATTGTAATGTTGCCATTTGTGGTGCTCCTTAAGCGTGACGCAATTCCGCCGCGTCGATCTTGATTAGGTTTCCTTTTGTTACTTGTGCGATGTTGACGGTTATGTCCGCATCATCCCCTGTGCCTACTGTCAACCCTCCGCCCACCAGTTCACCGGTCACGCCGTACAACGCGGCGCGTGTTAGTTCACCGGTGGCAAATGCTTCTACGATCTTCGGAAACCCGTTCAACACCAACAAGCCCGCAATCACTTCACCACTACGCGGCTCCAGCCGCACGTCGGCCAGTGTGGTCAATGCACCGTCCATCAGCGCCAGCCGCCCACCGTCCAGCAGCACACGCACCGCGTCCATTCGCGCGGCCTTGGCACGCCACGAATACTCAATGGGCATGTTCGCGCCTCACAACGCGGGTGCCGATAGGCTCGCCCTTGTCGTTGAAGATGGCCATGCGGTCGCCGGATACCAATTCCTTCACCTCCTCGATGTTGCGCTCGGTGCGCTCGGTCAAGTCCTTTACATGCGCAATCAACGCCGCGTTGGACAGCGTGGCGCGCTCGGCGGTATCCACCACCGCCTTCGCCAGCTTCTCGACGCCCGGCACTTCAACACGCTGCGTCAAATGCTGCTTCATCGTTTCGGGCATGGCGAGGGTAAAGTTATTGGACGCGACTGGCGCGCGCCACTCAATAGACTTCAACTCATTGTCCTTCGGCGGTGCCGCTGGCGTGCCTTTGCTGGCGTTCGCGTCGGCCATTGCATCCAGCTTATCGATAGGCGTCATGTTCATTTGCACCGTGTAGTCGTCCATGCCCTCGTCGTCGCTGCGCGGCAGATTCTCTTTGCCGCGAACTTCGTTGCGTGTCATGTAGCCGTTCTGCAACGCCTGCGAGTAGAACGTGGCACGCGCTGCCGTGTCCGCGCGCAACAACCCTTCGTAGTTGAACCGCAGGAAAAACTTTCGCCGGTCCTGCACCTTGAACAGCCACCGCGTTGCGCTCGCCTCAAAGCGGGTGAAGTAAGGCATAAGGGTGAACGTCACAAACTCCTGCGACATATGCTCGATGTTGCTGAACGTAGCGCGTTCCAAGTCGGCGACCATGTGTGGCGGTATACGGTAGAAGCGGCAAATTTCCTGAATGGTGAACTTGCGCGTGGTGATAAACTGCATGTCTTCCAGTGGCACGCTGCCCCACGGTTCGGGCTTCATGCCGCCTTCAAACAACGCGAATTTGTGCGCGTTGCCCAACCCGCCCATCATCTGTTGCAAGTTTTCGCGCGCGATCTCGCGTTGGTCTTTGTTCAGGAATTTCTCAACGGTCACAATGCCGCTCGGCATACCGCCCTGCGAAAAATAACGCGCACCGAAACTCTCCGTGGCCATCGCCATGCCCAGCGCCTCGCGCGCCGCGCCTATGGGTGACAGCCCTACCAGCCCGGTGCGCCCAAAACCCTTCACGTGCCATATCTTTTCCTGCGGGTAATCTTCCCACTGCCCGCGATCCAGCACCCGATAATACACGGTGCCGTCCGCTTTTTGTTTCGGCTCAACATTGGCAGACTCAATCGGTGTGACCGAAATGGGGTCGCCATTCGGCTTCTTTTCCAAGAACGAATAGGTGTTGCCCGACTGGCACAGGTTGAGCGCGATGGCTTCACGGTACTCGACCGAAGTCATGTTGTTGTTCGGCGCACGCACCAGCATATCGGCCACCGCGTGGTCATCGGTAACTTGCGCATTGCCTTTACCGTCGTCCACGTAAACTTTCCACGGCAACGATCCGATGGTCTCGGACAGAATGCGCATACAGCTCCACATGGTGGAAACCTGCATGGCGCTGTCCGGTGATACAGCCTGACCAGACGTGGTTTGCGTGCCGAAGAACCTACCCAGCGCCGCGTCCACCAGTGAGTAAGACTCGCCGGTCGCGGCCTTGGTGCCGCGTGGATTGAACGCCCGCTGTATCATGCTCTGGATTATATTCATTTCATGCGGTCACCGCGTTGCCGAACAGTTGATCCATCGCGGCGTCGCTGTCGTCAGCGAGTGCGCGCGCCAGTGCCATGATCATGGCCACAGGTCCGTCAATCTTTTGCTCGGGCGATTCCTTCGACGGTGCGAACAACCCTTTCTTGGCGTTGCGCACCGTGACGTTGGAAATCATCCAAGTCAACATCTCATTGCCGTCATGGTGGAACCGTCCGTCCTTCAACGCTGCCTGCACTTCGTCCATAGGCACCGCAAAGTTCTGCGGCGTCTGGGTGAACTCCACCAAGTTCAACCCCTCACCTGTCAGCAGCTGTGACATGTGGGTAGCATTGAACGGATCATACACAATCTCGTTCGGGCTGAACTTGCGTGCATCAGTAACGATATCATCTTTTATACGTGTAAAGTCCGTTGTTGACCCATCAGTGGCGGTAAGTATACCTTGGCTATGCCACTTTTTGTAGACGAGCTGGTTTTTACCC